GAGCCGTCGAATCAGCGACCGTGCCTTTGACGTTCAGCGCACTGATCGATGAGCCCGTGAAATCGAGATTCCCTGTAAAGGGATTGAATTGCACTGCCATCGATCAGCTCTTGGTTACAGACGCGAGATTCCCGCTGCCGTCGTACGTCAGTGCCAGGGTCGCGACCGTGGCGCCGCCCGCCCCTCCGCTCTTGTAGACGACGCCAGTCAGGTTCGTCCCGCTGTAAGTCAGGCTGATGTAGTCGTGAGCCGGGACCTCGAGGCCAGTGACGGTCGGGACAGGGCTGACCGAGCGGCCGACAACGGCAACTTCAGGAACGCTCCTGCCGTTGACAGTGACTACAGGCATGCCGCCACGACCGATATTTTCCCACGATTCTAGCCGTGGCTGGCGAAGTGAGAGTCCTGTCGTACACTGCCGTCGCAGCTCTGCTCCGGTTTTTTTTTTTTTGCAGTCCTGCGTCGCAGAAGTCTTGTTCTCTACTGAGCTGGCAAGGTGTAAACCTGATCCAGCTTGCCGACTTGCATCACATCAGTCAGTGTCTGCATCTCCTCGGCCGTGAACTGAGCAGCAGCGCACAGCAGGTCAACACACGCCTGGATCGCGGCGACATTCGGCCGGCCGTTCTTGGCATCGCCGATCGCTGCGATGAACTCAACACAAGCGGTGAGCACGCTGCTGGACTCCACCGCCTTGCTGCGGATAGTGGCGTAGGCCGGGCTGATCAACAGAGCGTCATAGAACGCCCGGTAGTCGCAGATCACGCCAGCGATGGGCTCGGGGGGCTCGGGCCAGTTCACATCCCACGGGAAGCCGGACTGTGCAGTGACATCACGCAACTGCTGCCGGTAGCTGGCCCATGCGCCGATGGAGATGCCGGCGTTCACCGCATCAGGAACCTGCGTCCAGTCAGAAGCAAGGAGTAGCGATCTCCGTTTATCACGTATCTTCGCTGATTGACGCAAGCTTGCTTCATTCTTTTCTTCTTCGCTCATTTCTTGCACCTGCCATTGCCTCTGCCAAATGCCGGCGCTTGTCTCGATCGGTTCGGCATTAACTGCTTTCTCAAAAATACCGAGCTCTGGTTTTTCCTTGTCGATAAAAATCCCGTAGCCGAATGGTTGGACTGCCTCGGGCGTGAGTGTCCGAGGAAAGGAGATGTTGCCATGAAGTCGCCGAAAGGCCTCTTCGCTGACAGGCTCTCCCACCGGCCGATAGTTTGTGATCTTGATCAACATCACAAGTCTCCTGTATTCAGTGATGGAAATTGCCGAGTGTCACCCGGCCAGACAATGCGAACTGCTCCTACGCCGCCGGCGCCTCCGTTGCCGGTACGTGAACCACCGCCACCACCGCCGCCAAAGAAACCTCCAAAACCTCCCACCCGATCGGGGAAAGGCACAGCCTCTGCGTTGGAGCCGCCACTGCCTCCTTGCCCCGGAGCAATCCCGTTGGCACCCTGCCCAAGTGCGCCAACTCCGCCACCACCGCGTCCTCCTCGCGTTGAATCGGCGTCAATAGAGAGTCCATAACTACCTCCAGCTCCACCACCACCAGCGCCGTCCTGCCATGAAGTGGGATACGTCCCACCATCTCCGCCGTTACCCGCGTACCCCGCTGCACCGCCGCCACCGCCGCCAGCGCCATCGCCGACAGCAATGCCATCTCCCCCACTTCCGCCGCTCCCGCCACCAGTTCCAGCTACTTGGCTTCCGCCGGATCCGCCAAGGCCGCCACTGGAGCCTAAAAGTCCGCCTCCTCCGCCCGAGGCGCCGCATATTGCGGCTGATACAAAGTGGCTAGATCCTCCATTGGTACCGCTGCTTCCATCGCCGCCTGTTCCGCCCGCGCCAACTGTCACCGCATACGACGTGCCAGGTACGACCGAATAGTTATTGAAGAAGGCTAATCCACCACCCCCGCCTCCACCTCCGCCGGCCCCGTTTAGCCCCGAGGATTGCCCGCCTCCGCCCCCGCCTCCAATGCAGACAACAGAGACAGATGTGACACCATTCGGGCAAACCCATGTGTGACTGCCTGCGGTGTCATATAACTGCTGGCCGGTCACCGCTCCTCCGGCGGCCTTAAACAGCGATGCAACTAGCATTACGCGTAGGTCCCCACGTATGCACCATACAGAGTGGTTGAAACTTTCCAAAAGATCAGTACGTCTTTCGTCGTCAACGTCGGAGCGCTATTGCCTCCGCTACCTGCCCACGTAACGCTGGGCCACGTCACGACATAACTGTTCCCACCTTCCAGCATCAAAACAATGCTCTGCCCCTCCTCCAGCGAGTCGGTAAAAGTGGGTGCGCCGGTCAAGACGCTGCCCTGCACAGAACCGCTTGCCGGATCAAGGGCAATGCTTCCACTGGCAGGCAACGTGTAGACCTTCTCCTTGATTTCTTGGAGAACAAGCTGCCCAGTCATTGTCCCTCCCGCGAGGGGTAGGGCGGCGTTCGCTGTACTTTGTGCAGCACTGGCATCGCCGATGGCTGTGTTCGCCGTCGCCTGCGCAGCGCTAGCGTCAGACAGCGCAAGATTCGCCGTGGAGACTGCCGAGGCCGCCGCAGTGCCAGCGCTGTCGGCCAAGTCGTATGCCGTTTTAACGGCTTGTGATGTCGCCGCTGTCGATTCGCTCGCACTGTCTACAGCGCTGCTGAGCCGTACAACGCCAGCGGCTGTGGTACTAGCCGCCACGACGCGAGCCGCGGCGATGACGGAGCTCGTCGCTGTGTTGATCAGGTCGATCGCCGCATCCCCGCTTGTCAGCGCAGGAATGGGGTAATAGCTACTGCCAATCGCTGGATCGGCCAAGAAGCGTCCGTTCCTCAGGTCGTAGAAAACAGGGCGGCGCTGTGGGTCGCTCTTGGCAGCCATTATCTGGATTTTTCCTCAATTCTAGGTGCCATCATTGAACGATCACCGGACCACCAGCGGCTCCAGGTTCGACAATCTCCAGTACCGGGAAAGTCAGTCCACCAGTCGTGACACTGTCTTCAAACCCCTGGATGCCCGCATTGAAGATCCGCAGCCTCTGCGTTCCCCGCTCAAGCCACCAGTCGTTTTGACGGCACCATTCCGGCAATGGCGTCTCCGCGTCATTCCAGAGCAGCGGTCGTGCATCGGGCCTGATGGAATCCCTGGGGTCCCCGCCCGGAAACAGGATGATTCCCACAGCATCGGCAATCGTCATCGCAAAGCGATCCCAGTTCAGTTGCCGTAGGCGGAAGTATTCCATGATCTCTTCGCTCGAGTACCGCCGCTCCGCGTCGGCCTGAAATTCCAGGAAGATGCGCTCATCGCCTACCGGGTAGTCATCAGGCTCCAACCAGGGGACTCCGCATTGCCAGCGAATCGAATGGATGTGCTTGCACTCCCTGCGCTCGTCGCGTCGGCGCGGCAGGGTGCGCCACTGGCGGTAGTAGCCAACACCCTCGCGCTCCCAGGCAGAGTTCACTGACCGCGCGGCATTGGGCTTTGGGAACAGATCTCGCGGCTGTCCGCCCTGGGGGCGCTCCAAGTTCGCCAGCGCGCCGCCAAGGTGATCCGGGCAGCAGCAGAAGAACTTGAAGGATGAGCACAAATGCCTCGTGCCATCTGCCCTGAAGCTTCGCGGTGCGGTTGGGTCGTAGGGCAAGTTGTCCCAATAGATCCGACCATTGCGCTCGATTCGTCCCGCAGGGCGCGACAGGTCAAAAGTCAGTGTCAGCGCGCCGGGATTCACGGCGATCAGTGTCAACGCAACACTGCCCGCATCGCGCTCGACCAGGCCATCGGGATAGGTCGGCCCGTCAGCGGAGTCCTCGAACTGATCTCCGATGAAGATCGAGAAGACGCTGACCTGAGCCGTCGTCAGGACACCAGTGACGTTGTATGTCAACGTGTGATTAGAGGGATCAGGGTCTGACGTGTTAAGCGTGATCGCTGCACCCTGGATTGCACCGGGCAGGATCAATGAGCCGCGGGTCCGGCAGCTTGCGTACCAAGCCTTCTCGGGTGAGGTTGCGCTTGGGAAGAGGGTCGTGATTTCCTTGGATGTGCCGTCGACCGCCCCTGCCACGAAGCGCGCCAGGCTGTGGATCTGGTAATCGCCCCAACTCCGCCCGGTGCCGAAGAAGTATTCCTGTCCCAGCCGCCACCGCTTGTAGTCACTGTTGCGGTTGTAGGACTCCAGAACTGAGGGGTAAGTCGTACTGCCGTACTGTCCGAGCCCCTCTCCCTTGGACGGGTACAAGCCGACCGCTCGCTGTCGAAGCGGTCTGGATACCGAGCCCAGGCCCATGCCTCCGTCGATTCGCGAGCCGAACCGCTTGGCCATCAGCCAAAGCGCTTCGCGTAGTAATCCCCGGCCGACGACCCGGCCGCCATGGCGCGCTGCCTGGCCTCGACCCTGGCCGATGTTCCACCGGAGCTCAGCGAAGATGTGCTGCTGGTTGCAACATTCTTGTCCAAGACGCTATCCGTTGGGTCGATGTCCTTGTATGCGCGATCGAGCACGCCCCCGGATTTGGCGCCTGTGGAGATCGAGCGAGATACGCCGGATGACAGACTGCCAAGGCCGGTGCTTCCACTACTGGATGCGGTGTAGCCACCTCGCAGACTGGTCAGCTGCTGAGCGACTTCAATCTCACGTTCGTCTTTTCTCTGCTGCTCGAACTCCTTGACCTGTTGTTTTGCCAGCTGCGCGTCTCTTCTCGCGCTCTCCTCCCGCGACAGGACACTGTTGTACTTGCTGGTCAGTTCGTTGAACTTTGCGTTGTAGCCCTGAAGCTCCGAGAAGTACGACGCGGCCTGCGCCTGGTACGCATTGGCCTGCTGCCTTAGCGCGGCCAGATCATCTGATAGCTGCCCGCTGGGTGGCGCGGCGCTCTGGGGCGATCCACCCGCGTAAGACACAAAGCCCGCCTCTTGGGCCTTGTCCCCAATAGACCATCCGCTAACTCGGAGGAAGTTGTTGATGTCTGACTGGTTCGCCCCCATGGCGCGGGCGTTGCTCAACGCGGTCAGGCCGGTTCCACCAACCTCAGACCGCATCCGCCGCAGATAATCCTGCCAGCCCTCTTGCATGCCAGAGCCCGAAGCGGCGCTGCTTGACGTATTACGCGGAGCACTCTGCGTTCCGCTGGGTGTGCTGCTACCTCCGTAGCCCGCCGCTTGAGCTTGACTGCCAACAGACCATCCGCTGGTTCGGAGGAAGTTGTTGATGTCTGACTGGCTCGCCCCCATGGCGCGGGCGTTGCTCAACGCGGTCAGGCCGGTTCCACCAACCTCAGACCGCATCCGCCGCAGATAATCCTGCCAGCCCTCCATGGATCAAACCCCCTGCTTAGGCAACTCCGAACGCATGGCAACTCAATAGAATCCGCCTTGCGCAAAGACGTGGACGCGTGTTGCACTGCTCGGTGCTGTCAGCGGCGCAGAGACTCCGACGTACAACAGCGCGGTCGACGGGACATACAAGCCCGTGTTCTTCTTGTCTGTCTCGCTGGGGTAGGTCGCCATCGTCGCGGCGGGAGAGCCCAGGTTGGGGACCGGCGCTGAGAGTGGAGGCAGCGAGATATTGACGCGCTGACCTGCTGCGTTCCCCCCTGGAATCGCAGCGCTGGCTACGCATGCTGTGTTCAATGATGAAACCAGCGTCGCTGTCGCGGCCGTGCTCAGGAAGACCAAGACGGTGCTAGTGGTTGTTGACGCCTGATTGATCACAATCGACATCGAATCCACGACAGCCCCGTCGTTGCCGCTGCAATCGACCAAAAGCGCGCAGCCTGCGCCGGACGGGGTATTGAAATCCGTTGCTGACGTCAGGGCAGCAGTGCCACCAATCGTCGCGAAAGAATGCAGAGGCCTATCAATCAGCAGTGGCTGCTTGTTGCTGGAGGTTGTAGCCAATCTCTACTCCCGGCCTACTGCCTGTATGCCATAGCTTGCGATCAGTCTAGCCGCGCATCTCAGGCCGGCTTAGGTACATTGCGCTGCGGCCCGGATCCCAGGCTGACCGCGGTGGACATCCCCATGGGCTGCGACGGGGGAGCAGGCGTTTGCTGCTGAGCGGCATCGATCTGAGCCAGGGATCCGCCCGCGGCGAAGCCATAACCAGGAGTGCGCGGCTGATCGGCTGCACCTTTCGCTGGTTCAGCCGCAGCGATCATCATGGCCGCCGGCCCGGGAGTTGTCAGAACCGCCTCTTCTTGAGGTACAAACTCACGGCCGTCACCATACGGATTAACACGAGTCGTCAAGCCATCGGAAATAGCGTCATACCGGAACTCCGGGGGAGCGGGCACACCTTTCTGGGACTCGTAGTTGCGCGGGTTAGTGGGGACCATTCCACTCGCTGCCGTGAAGCGAGTCTTCGCCTCTCTCGCGGCGGCGCGATCTTCGTACCAGCGCCCGGGTTGCGGGGTCTCACCGCGGACGGGACCGGTGTTGTACTTGGCCTGGGAGTGACGGTTGTTCATGGATCAGCGCTGCATAGCCAGCAGCTTGTACTTGTTGACCAAAGCGTCGGCGCCCTGCAGATTCATTTCCCGGGCGATGTTCGGCGACAGCACAGGGCCCGTGATGCCGGGAACGTCCTGCTCGCGAGCTGCCGTCATCTGAGTGTCGGGCTCCATGCCGTTGCCGGTGAATGCCATGTTCGGCAGCGGTGTCGGCTGATTGAACACGTCACGGATGGCAGCGCCGCCGTACCCGGCTGGGAGCTCGCCGCGCTGGTTACTGCCGGGCATTAGGGATGCCGTTGCATCGACGGGCATGCCACGCAGCGCCTCGATGCCGAACGTCGGATCCGTAAAGGTTGGATTCGACGCCATCTCGCCGCCCTGGAGTGACCCACTGCCCTCCAGCTGCAGCGGCTGAGGTTGACTGCCTTTATATCCGGCCGTTGCCACCTCGCGCTGCTGCGGAGTGGCGATCAGCTTGTCGACGGCAGGGGTGGGCTGCTCCAGGAGCCCGCGGTCCCTCTGCTGCTGCATAAAGCGTTCGACCATCGCCACACCTGCGGGACCCTTGGCGCGCTGAGCGTCCATCCAGGCCTGGATGTCTGCTCGCTGCGCGTAACCCACTTCGCTAGCTCGAGGGCCGCCGCCCTGGCTGACCGGTCCTGCGGCGACCTTCAGTGCCTTGTTCTCCTCGCGGTCCCAGAACGGAGTCGCCTGCTGCAGCATGCGGGTCGCCTCCGATGCACGCGCATCGCGATCGTCGCTCAGCACAGGAGGACGCCCGCTCGGCCATGTCGAAGGGTCGACTGCGGTTCCGGGCCCGGGGACGCCGGCCGGCCAGCTCGCTCCGGTCATGCCGGCGTTGAGGTCCGGTATCGCCGTTGCGGCTCTCGCGCCCCTGCCGCCATACATCCTTCCGCCGGCTGCGACGTATCCAGATTGAGGAGCAGGGGTGGTCGCAGGCGAAGCAGTGCGTGCCTGGATGGCACGACGCATTTCATGAGGGGAACGGATTGCCATCCCTATCTCCAGTTCATGGAACCTGTTGCCTGCAGGACACGGGTTCCCACGGCGGTGTCTGCTGGCCCCGGGACGGCCATGATGAATTCTGCGCCGGCTCGCTCAAAGGCGTAACGGCGAACCTCTTCGCGGCGGTAGTTCGCCACGTAGAGGGTTTCAGCGAGCATGTCCACCTCCCGC